CGGTGTCGAGATTTCATTTTTCCCTTTCATTGTGGATTATAGGTAAAAGTTCTAAAGGAAATTGATAAATGATCGTAAATAAGACAAAGTTAGCTGATATACTTGGCAAAGCTCAAAAGACATTGACGGAGTGGCAGAAGGACGGTTTACCTGTTGAGGAGACCAATACAACCAGCCAAGGCAACAAATACGACACCGCCAAGGTAATCCAGTGGATGATTGACAAGAAGAATAAAAAACTGGATTACAACGAAGAGCGCACAAGATTAACCAAAGCACAGGCAGACCGGCAAGAAATTGAATTGCAGATACTCAACGGTGATTTGTTGAATAATGACGACGTTCTCAGGCAGTGGACGACTGCACTATTGGAGATCAAGACAAAGATGCTGTCAATGCCAACCAGGGCGTCGGTATTGTTGGACGGTGTTGATGATACCAAAGTTCGCAAGAAGATATTGACGGATTTAGTACGGGAGGCACTTGGAAAGCTCACAGATTGAACAACTACAAAAAAACGCCTTCGAGATTCTAAAGCCGCCGCCAGATTATTCTGTATCTGAGTGGGCTGACAATAATAGGCGACTGTCACCGGAGGCATCTGCCGAGTCTGGCCAGTGGAGAACAGACCGCGCAGAATATCAGCGTGGAATGATGGATGCGATCAGCGATGAGTTCATTGAGACAGTCGTGGTTATGACATCCTCGCAGGTTGGCAAGTCCGAAGTTGAATTAAATACAATAGGCTATTATATAGACCTTGATCCATGTCCGATGCTCATGGTGTATCCTACCGAGACACTTGCGAAAGCTTTCTCCGAAGATAGACTCTCTCCGATGCTACGTGACACCGTATGTCTTCAAGGTAAAGTCAAAGACCCACGCAAACGCGACAGCAAGAATACCAAGCTCCACAAGATGTTCCCCGGCGGTCATATATCTATGGTAGGCGCAAACTCACCGGCCTCTTTGTCGGCACGTCCAATCCGGATGGTTCTATTTGATGAGGTTGACAGGTTTCCTATATCGTCAGGCGGTAGCGATGGCGAAGGTGATGTAATAGCACTTGCAACAGCACGAGCCAAGACGTTCTTTAATCGTAAAGTGATAATGGTATCGACTCCTACAATAAAAGACATCTCAAGGATTGAAGCCGCCTATAATGAATCAGATATGAGGCGGTTCTTTGTGCCGTGTCATGGTTGTGGTGAGATGCAATATTTGAAGTGGTCGCAGGTACAGTGGGACAAGGACGACAAAGGCAATCACCTCACGGACACAGCCGCTTACTGTTGCGAGAAGTGCGGGCTGCTGTGGACAGAGAAGAACCGACAGCACGCAGTGAGAAACGGGGAGTGGAGAGCCGAGAAAGAGACAAGCAGTGTGGCTGGATTCCATATCAACGAGCTGTATTCACCGTGGAGCAGATTGTCAGAGATTGCAAAGACCTTTGTTGATGCCAAGAAATCAAAGAGCCGTGAGAGATTACAGACGTTTGTGAATACTGTTCTTGGTGAGACATGGGAAGAAGAAGGCGAAGAAATCGACGATAATCAGCTTTACAATAGACGTGAGAACTACACCGGCGTTCCTTCAGAAGTTGGCGTATTGGTTGCGGGTGTTGATGTACAGGATGACAGGATTGAGGCACATATATTGGGGTTCGGACTCGACGAAGAGACGTGGAGTATAGATTATAAGATTCTACACGGTGATCCTGCCAAGTCTAATACGTGGGATATGCTGGACCAATACCTACAACAGAGGTTTGAGCATCCAAGCGGCAGTATATTGACCGTAGCGTGTGCATGTATCGACTCAGGTTATCACACTAAATCGGTGTATGACTTCTGTAGAACCAGAGAATCAAGGCGAGTATATGCGATAAAGGGAAGCTCACAGGCGGGACGGCCTTTAGTGAATCGGCCTAACCGTTCAAACATCGGCAAAGTCAAGTTATTTGGCATTGGTACGGACACCGCGAAGGATTTAATCTTTTCCAGACTTGGACTTGAAGAGTTTGGGCCTGGATATATGCACTTTAGGAACTACGATCGCGAGTGGTTTGAGCAAGTTGCAAGTGAAAAGAAAGTTACCAAGTATATCAAAGGTATACCGTCCAGAGCATGGAAACAGAAGAGAGCACGCAACGAGGTGCTTGATACATACGTCTATGCGTTCGCAGCTTACGCAATATTGAATCCGAATATCGCAATCATACTTGACAAGATGCAAGGTAGTGGTAAAGATAAACCGATTATTGAAGAGAAGCCAAAAGATCCAATTTTAGAAGCTCGTAAACGACAGCGACCAGTGCGAAGGACTAATTGGGTAGGCAGAGGGGATAAATGGACAATATAATCAAAGGTGATACCATATCATGGACATATACCTATTCTGATTACTCGGCTGTTGATTACGAAATATGGGTTGCACTCCGTGGCACAACACAGGTAGATATTAAAGATGGCGAATCAGGTGTGACAATAACGGTTGATGGGACATCGTGGAAGATCGCAATCACCGCAGTAACTACGGCAGCATGGACGACAGGTGATTATACATATGCGGTTTATGTCGGTAAAAGTTCTTTCTCTGAGCGTTATCAAGTAGAAAGTGGGCCGGTTACGATATTAGCAGACCTTGCAACGACTTCAACTACGTACGATGGCCGGTCACATGTCAAAATAACACTCGACGCGATAGAGGCAGTGATTCAGGGACGCGCTACAGTGGATCAGATGGCCTATTCCATACAAGGTCGTTCACTTTCCAAGACACCGCTTGAGGACTTAATAAAGTTTCGGGACGTATATAAAAAGGAGTACTCGGCCGAGCAACAGGCTGATAGGATCGCGTTGGGGTTGGATACTGGAAATCTCATCAAGGTTAAATTATGATTAAGAAAATGAAATCACTGTTTAAGCGACCTCAACGCAAGAAGCGAAGCTTTGACGCAGCCGGAACAGGTAGGCTGTTGTCTTCATGGGTGACATCCAATACAAGTGCGGACTCAAATATCAAATCTTCGCTTAATACGCTGAGAGCGAGAGCGCGGGAATTGGCGAACAATAACGACTATGCGCGCAAGTATCTGAACCTAGTTGTAACCAATATTGTCGGGCCTACAGGTATTAAACTCCAGAGCAAGATTAAAACAGGCAAGGGCAAGGACGATAAGGGCGCAAATGATAAGGTCGAAGCCGCATGGAAGGAGTGGGGCAAGCGGGAGAATTGCACGAATGACAGGTCTATGTCATGGCTCGATGTTCAACGTGTCGTCGCGGAGTCAGTCGCAAGGGATGGAGAAGTGCTTATTTATAGGCGTCGCCATGCTGATAATCCGTTTGGCTACTCGATACAGGTGATAGAATCAGACTACATTGATGTTGATTACAACGATACAAGGCGTAAAATCAATATGTCGATTGAGTATGATAGTAACGGAAGGCCGGTTTATTACTATGTCTACAAGTCTCATCCTGGAGACTCTACACAATACACATCACAACAAGTGCCACGATTGAGGATCCCAGCAGACGATATTATCCATATCTATTACAAAGATAGACCTTCTCAGTCACGTGGATATCCGTGGTTGGTGTCTGCCATGACGAGGCTTAATCATCTTGGCAAATATGAAGAGGCCGAGATTGTAGCGGCGCGTGTCAGTGCTGCAAAGATGGGATTTATTCAATCACCTGCCGGAGATGAGTACAAAGGCGAAGAAGATTCTGACGGGAATATCCAGATAGAAGCTGAACCGGGTACTTTTGAGCAATTGCCGAACGGTTACGAATTAGCGGAATGGAATCCTACTCATCCAAGTGGCAACTTTGATCCATTCATGAAAGCGACACTGAGAGGCGTGGCGTCAGGCCTTAACGTGAGCTATAGTTCATTGACATCGGATTTAGAGGGCGCAAACTATAGCTCGATGAGGGCCGGAAGTATTGACGAGCGTGATTCATGGAAGGTTAAGCAACAGTGGTTTATTGAGCAACTATGTAGGCCTATCTTTGAGGATTGGTTGGCCATGTCTCTTCTGTCTGGCAAGGTTGATCTTGCTATGGATAGATTCGACAAATATAACTCTCCTGTTTGGTATGCGCGGTCATGGCAATGGGTTGATCCACTCAAAGACTCAAGGGCAGCCATAGAAGAGATCGACGCCGGTATACGCTCAAGGACTGACGTATTAGCTGAACAGGGCAAGGACTTCAATGATCTTGTCGAGGTTCTGCAAACTGAAAATGAACAAATGAAGGAAGCTGGCATTAAACAAGAGCCGGTAAAGCAAGAACCTCAAAAGGATGAAGAGGAGGAAAAGGAAGATGAGTAAAGAGATTTTTTATAGAAGCATAGAAATCAAATCTGGAGACGTTGACGAGGATAGCAGAACGGTGTCTTTATCGTTCTCAAGCGAAGATCCCTATCAAAGACACTTCGGATATGAGATATTGGACCACAGTGAGAAGTCAGTCAATCTGTCCCGCCTGAATAACAGCGGGCCGTTATTGATGGACCATGATATGACTCAACAAGTTGGAGTAGTTGAACGTGCCGAGATAGGCAACGATAAGAAGGGGCGGGCCGTGGTTCGTTTCTCTCGTAGCCAGAAGGGACAAGAGATATTCCAGGATGTCATTGACGGGATTCGCAAGAACGTGTCTGTAGGGTATCAAGTTAATCGGATGGACGAGGTCGAGGACGACGAAGAAATCAAATCCTATCGCGTGACTGATTGGTCACCGATGGAGGTCAGTTTGGTATCAATACCAGCAGATACAACGGTTGGTGTTGGTAGATCAGAAGAAAATATTGAAGAGGTAGAAATATGTCAAACGACAATAAACATGAAGTTATAGTAAATGTCGATGCAACCGAAGCGGTCAAGGCCGCACAGGAGCAGGCACGTCCGTCTGTTGATGTTGACAAAGAAGTTGAGAAGATACGCAACGCAGAGCTTGACCGATGTAGTGAGATTCGTGCAATCGGCGAGAAGATGAAGGTTGAAGAGCTTGCACAGAAGCACCTCAAGGCCGGAACGTCCAAGGACATGTTCAGAGAGGTAGTACTTGCAGAACTCGCCGAACGTGGACAAGTCGAGATGGTTGATAGCAAATCTAATCATATCGGGATGACTCACCGCGAAGCTGGGAACTTTTCTATCGTCAGGGCAGTCAATGCCATGTGTGAGAAGAACTGGGACAACGCAGGACTTGAGAAAGAAGCATCTGACGCGATGGCAAAGAAACTTGGCAAAGAGCCACAGGGGTTTTTCATTCCTGACGACGTATTGCATCGTGATCTTACGGTCGGTACTCCTACTGCAGCCGGTACGGGCGGCGGGAACCTTGTCGAGACTGAACTCATGAGTCAATCGTTTATTGAGCTTCTGAGAAACAAGATGATCACCAAGCAGATGGGTATTCGTATGCTTGACGGTCTTCAGGGCGACATTCTTCTTCCCAAGATGACCGGCGGTGGAACTGCGTACTGGATCACTGAGAACTCAGCTATCACATCGGAGAGTGATCAGACCTTTACTCAGATTGCCATGAGGCCGAAGACTTTGGGGGCGTATACTGATATGAGTAGAAAATTACTCATCCAATCTTCAATTGGCATTGAGCAACTTGTCAGACAAGACCTTGCGACGATCTTGGCTCTTGAAATTGACAAAGCGGTTATCGATGGAAGCGATCAGTCAAGTGCGAACGAGCCTACAGGTATCCTTCAGACCTCCGGTATCGGTGATGTATCAATCAACGGCGGGACTCCTACTTATGCCAACATGATTGACATGTGGACCGACGTAGCGACTGAGAACGCCGACTTTGGTAATCTCGGTTATCTTACGACTCCAGCGATGGCCGCTGTGATTATGCAGAAGTTCACCAATGCAACCTATGGTGAAATTCCTGTATGGCAGGGTGGACCTGGTGACGGATCAGTCATAGGCTACAAAGCTATGGTTTCAAACCAAGTACCTACGGATCTAAGTTCAAATAATTATACTGCAATATTATTTGGCAACTGGAGTGACGCGATTTTGGGTAGCTGGAGCGGGGTGGATATTCTGGTGGACCCATATACGGGTGGTACTGCGGGTACGGTTCGCATAATTGTGATGCAGGACGTTGATGTTGCAATTAGGCATGCCGAATCTTTCTCCGCAATAAAGGACGCTGCACTAGCATAAAATTATAAGGAGAATAACGGCGGGGGTAACTCCCCGCCTTTGTTTTATTATGACAGGAACTTTAATATATACAGGACGTAGAAACATAAGACTCAATCGGAACGGTAAATCAACCGTTATCCATTCTAATGAAGTTATTGAATTACCACTATATGAGTGTGTTACACTGTTAGCACATGACAACAGATATAAACCAGCCAACAACGAGACGCAACAAAAACTCGCAGATATGAGACTTGGTGACAACAAGAACGAAGAGATTAACGGTATACTGACGGGGCGCAGATGCTTTATAATAGGTCGTGGGGCGAGTGCCAAGAACGTAGACCTTGACAGCCTTAACGAGTACGGTTATGTAATAGCCGTCAACGGTGCTTTCAGAAGTTGCAAGCCTGACGCTATAGTATTCACCGATAAAGAGACGGTCAAGCGGTTCGGATCAAGCCTGAAACGGTTCAGGGGAAAGATAATTTGTTCTGGAGCATCCGGGTATGATGATACCGACCTCAGAGAGAATGTCTTCGTATTCCACAAGAACAGGAACTTCCCTACAACAGATATACGTAGTGGGATATATGGAAAAATGTCCGGTCAGGCAGCCTTGAATATTGCGCTTGTGATGAACGCCATGGCGATATATCTAATAGGGTACGACATGGACCCTGGTAGCCAACAGACCTATTTCGACCCTGACGAGTTCTGTGATGTAAATAAAAACTATCACGATAAAAAGTGGTTGGGTTTAAGGTTGAACGAGTTCCGCAAGTTTGAGGAGTGGAGACACAAGATCTTTAACGTCAATCCAGATACGTATATTGATATATTCGATTACAAGTCAATAAAGGACGCTATCAAATGATATACTATGTTATCCCTGCAAGGTCAGGGAGTAAAGGACTTCCTGGCAAGAACAGACTCCTGTTCCGATACACTGCTGACGCCATCAGAAAAGACAACCATATTAAAACCATAGTTACGACTGATGACGATGTAGTCTACAGGATGGCGGTTGAGCGTGGCTTTATAGCGGTTGCCAGGGAAGACGAATTGTCAAATGACACCGCTAATACGAGAGACGTGCTGATTGACGTGGTCAACCGGTTGGGCCTAAAGTCTGATGATATCATAGTCATGCTTTACTTGACTTATCCTACAAGAAATTATAATAAATTAGCCTTTTATATTAGTATGTTTGTAGACCAGAAATGTAAATCAATGCTTGGACGTATGCCAGCGGAGACTCATCCTTATCAATGTATAACTCGGGACGGCAAGCAGGTAGTCGAGCATGATCTTTGTCGGCGTCAGGATTATCCTGAAGTTTATGAGATAAGCCACTCCATTATCATAACTAAAGTAAGTGAGATACCGAAACTAAACAGCAATCTTTATAATAACGAGACAACCTTTATCGACGTTGATAAATATATTGATGTTGATACCGTGGAGGACTTATGTCAGGCACTAGCAGAGTTGTAGACCGTAAGCTGATTCGTAAGGTAACGTATGCGAGCGGAGCGCAAGAGTTAATACCAGATATAGATAGCCTAATTGAAGTTACAACACAGGTTAAAATCACCACAGTTGACTACACTCTACTGTCGAGTGATAACGTGGTCATATTTAACGGTAGTAATTTAACAGCAACAATACCGGCGGGTGTATCCGGTAAAGAATATACTATAAAGAATATAAATAGTACTTCGCTTACCATTGATGCCGATGCATCGGAGACTATAGATGGTGAGTTAACTGTCGAGATAAACGTAAACGACTCACTCCAAATACTATTTGACGGGAGCAATTGGATAATAACATGAGCTATATAAACGACACTTACAGTATACCGAAGTTCGGCGGAACAATTTATTATGTATCTGATGCTGGTTTAGATACTAATAGCGGAGCAACTCCAGACGGCCCTTTGAAAACTATCGGTGCTGCCATTGGTAAACTTATAGCCGGTGATGCGATAAGCATTAAGGCAGGGACATACACAGAGGTAGGGTTAGACCTTGATGTTAATTCCTGCGAGCTATGGTTTGAGATTGGTGTAATAATTGCACCGGCAACAGGGACAGCACTAACGATCAGCGGGAACTATTGTTTAACGAAAGGGATGCACCAGATAAACGCAGTGGCGGGCGAGATTGGGAAACTGGTCAGCGGGAATGGGTGTCATGTTGAGCATGGTAAGATTTTAGGCGGTGCCATTGGCCTCAAAATTACAGGCACCGGTGTTATGGTCAACAACTACGCTTCTGGGAGTCAGACTTCTATTGCATACGACATTCAGGGTATTCAATCACGATTGCAGTCATGTAAAACCGTAGGAATCGGGGCAAGTTATGGATACAAGATAAGTGGTGGTGTCGATACTGGAGTATTAAGTGATTGCACATGTGTAGGACATGAAACATCGGGATATTATATAGATACTGGTTCATCGAACTGGACTATAGTTGATTGCTCAAGTGGCGGTGGTGATGGGAAGTGGAGGGACATAGACGATACCAATGTGTGGTCCGGATTCACCTTTCCAGAGACAAAATATAAGGAGATCACGCTTGATAATAGTCACCTGTACAACTTATTTCAGATAACCGGAGCAGTCGAAATCCTTGAAATATACGGACATGTCACGACTCAGTTAGCTGGAGCAAATACTAATTGTTATTGGCAGTTATTCAGTGCAACGTCAAACGATAACATGACAAAAATCACTGATACCGACATGGGTGCTGCTGTAGTCGGTAGTGTGGTCATGAAGACGGAAAACCCTGGTAAGGCGGCGTTATTTTATGATGGTGCCGGTGTCGCCGTTGATAAGGGTGTTGATCCAAAGAAAAAGGCCGTTACTCTCAATGCACACAATGATGAAGATACTTTTATTAGATGGATGTGTGCTGGTGATAATGATACAAGCGGGGTTATGCACTTTCATGTAGTATGGCGACCCCTTACAGATGATGGATTTCTGGAAGCAGTATGAAGCGTTGTTTGTTTACTCTCATGTCTAATAACTTCTTCATCGCCTTCAAGGTTTATATGAAATCGTTCTTGGATAACAATCCGTGGTTCAGCGATGAGATGGTGGTACTTGCAGAGAACCTTCCGCCAAGCACTCAGCGGAGGATGCTTGAGATATACGACAGGATAACCTTTATCCCTCCGAAATACGGGGCTTATTCAGGAACTAATTTTAATCAGACTATACCATCATTGAAATCAACGTATTATAAACTGGATGCGTTCTCTCTTCTTGAGTATGACAGAGTAATCCAATTAGACATGGACATGATATGTCAGGGAGACATGAAGGAAGTATTCGACTGTGATGAGCCTATTGGAGCGTGTAGGACATATCGGAATAGTCATGATGCACTTGGTAAAGATATAAACTCAGGTGTGTTTGTCCTGAATAAACCGGTATTGAATCTTGAAACATATGTAGAACTGATTAACAGAACTCAAAAGGGTCAGTCTATGCCCGACCAGAAGATAATCAATCAGCAATTCAGGCACATAATGTTCCACCTTCCGAAGAAATACAACGTGGAAAAGAGGGCTTTACATTCTAGGACTTTCGATTTACCTATTAAAGAGTGGATCAATATTCATTACGTGGGGAAAAAGCCCTGGCACGATCGAGATGATATACCTGAATCAGAGAAGCGATACGTTGAACTTGAAGACATATGGTGGGAGTGGCACGATAAATATTATGGATAAAAGATGGAAAGCAAGAGTAGAAAATATGTCCGTGGGTGACGCATGGCACGAACTGTATCACGATAAAAATAATTACATGGGAGTGTGGAGGTTGGATGATATAACATGAATATAAAAATAATAGATATAGACAAACTGCACTACACAACAGCTAAATATCTTGAATCGCAATATGATTTAGAAGCATCATTTTGGTCATTCCCACCGAGCGAGGATGAGCACAAAGAATATCTTAGAAGTATATTATTAAAGGTTGGGTGTGATATAGAATGATATCAATTAGGAACGCAAGAAACGCCAAGAAGGGACTCCGCGACATGATAGGGTATATCGGCGAGACTTCAGAGATGACAGTCGTGGAAATAGGTTCATACGTGGGAGACTCCACAAGGATATTCGCGGAGAACTTCGGAAAGGTTATTTGTATTGATCCGTGGGTAAACGGATACGATGACAGCGACGCGGCAAGTTATCAATACGATATGGAAATTATCGAGACACAATTCGATTTACTACTTGAGGAGTTCGACAACATAGCCAAGTTCAAGGGGCGTTCTCTTGATATAGTGCATGGGATAGCGGACGGTGTGATTGATGTAGTTTACATCGACGGTCTGCATACATACGAGGGCGTCAAGGCTGACATTCCTGCATGGCTTCCAAAGCTAAAGCAGGGTGGTTTCTTGTGTGGACATGATTATCAAAGTAAATTTCAAGGAGTGATTGACGCAGTGAACGAGTTCAAGACTCCTGACATGACATTTGGTGATACTTCATGGGTGATAAAGATATGATGCGCATGGAGAGGATGGCGTTCGCATATAAACACAGCAACAGAGAGGCTCTGTATCATACTGTGCTACGTGGGTACGACGGAACTATTCAGATGTATTGCAACCTGTGGAGCCGTGATTATACTACGATACTGCTTGAGGACCACGGAAGCGGATTTATAAAGACCGGCTATCCTGTAAAAAAGTCAGGCATATCACATAACTTTTATCCGTTCCAGCATGACGGGAAATACTATGGGATCGGGGGGGTTGATTCGTGGAAGTTGGAAAAGTTCTGGATTGAGGTTGAATCATTCGCAGAGTTTAAAGAAAAGTTCCTGATTAAGTTCAAGACTCCATACACTAAAAACGAGGCGCACTTTGAGAAGTTCCAAACGAAGATGCGTAAAAAGCCACACGTTGATCATGTTGACGGGCTGTACTTGCTGGAGTCAGACAACGGAGTGAACTGGAATGTCAAACAGCGTATAATTACAGCCAAGCATCCAGGATTTCACTCTGCATTGGATTGGGGCAAGTCTTCAGAGTTCGATGGGCATATTAGCTGTGTATATAACAACGGACTATTCTATTTATATCTTAGAAACAATATACGCAAGAAGTACCGATTTATTCAATATGCTACCTCTACCGATTTACTGAACTGGTCAGAGTTTAAATCAATACATGTAGAGGGGCGGGATGATAATGTTGACAACTATTACTCTCCTGTAATCATGAAGCATCCAAAGGAGGATTTATTTATCGGTACAATTCCATACTACCATGACCATTCGTGGGGATGTATTCAGTTGATAAAGTCCGAAGATGGTGTTAACTTTGAGAAGACAGGCGTGGCGTTCCAGGAATCTGTGTCTATGCTTCAGGGAGCCATGAAGAACCAAAAGCACTTTGTCAACGGTGTCATACCTCAAGAGACTCATGTAGATGTGTATGTCCATGAGAACTATCTCGGACTCGTAAGGAATACGCCGGTTAATATCGTTAAATATAACGTATCATGGAAAGAGTTCAACAGGTGTTTCAAATGTTAATTATATTTGAGATGGCAAACAATCACAACGGAAGTATCGACAGGGCCAAGCGTATCATTGATGGCGTTGCAAAGATAGCGTTCGACCATTCGATTGATGCTATGATTAAGTTCCAATATCGCAGCTATGACTTTATTCATTCGGGGTTCACGAACAGCGAATACAAGCACGTTCGACGGTTCGTAGAGACACGGATATCATACAAGGGATATGAAGAACTTGAAGAGTACGCACTATCAAAAGACATAGGCGTCCTGGTTACTCCATTCGATGAGTCGGCAGTGGACAGGATTACAGGTGATATCATAAAGATAGCATCCTGTAGTGTTCAAGATTGGCCACTCCTTGAGAAGATAGCGGACACCGGCAAGGCTGTAATCATATCAACCGGAGGAGCAACCGAGAAGGACATCGACAACGTGGTATCGTACTTCAGGCACAAGGGGAACAATATTAGCCTGATGCACTGCGTATCTGAGTATCCTACAAGGGACAATTTCAATCTAAACTACATAGAGACTTTAAGGAATAGGTACGGCGTGACTGTGGGTTATTCGGGCCATGAGAATCCATACCAGACAGATGTATGTAAGATAGCTGTCGCAAATGGCGCAGAGATCATGGAACGTCATATCGGGATTGACGAGTTGAATGCATACTCGATGGATATGCAGAGAGCCGAAGTGTGGGTTATGGCAATAAGGGAATCTATGGAATTATGTGGGAGCTATGAGAAAACAGTATCAGAAGACGAGAAAGAGAATATCAAATCACTACAGCGTGGAGCGTACGCATCAGAACCTATGTCAATCGGTGATAGTATCAATAGTGATAACGTATATTACGCCTTTCCATGTACAGGCATTGACTCAGGTAGTGTTGGCAAATACAGGAATACCATGACTGCCACGAAGGACTATACCGAAGGGCAAGCAATCAAAGAGACTAATAATATTGACACTCACATAGCCACTCTCAGGGGATACGTTCACAAGGCCAGAGGGCTTATTATGGAGGCCGGTATCAAGTTGGGTGATGTGTACACCGTTGAACTATCGCACCATTACGGACTTGGTAACTTTGACTCATGGGGTGCGGTGATTATCAATCTAATCAATAGAGAGTATTGCAAGAAGTTGATTATTATGTTTCCAGGTCAATCACATCCTGAACACTATCACGCCAAGAAGGAAGAGACATTTCATGTGCTAAGTGGATCGATGAGAGTAGAGGGTGCTTTCGATTGTGAGGTAAACGCCGGTGATCTTCTGTTGGTAGAGCGACACAGGCCACACTCCTTCCACACAATAGACGGCTGTATCTTTGAAGAGATATCAACAACGCATATTCGTGGTGATTCCTTTTATTCAGATGACAGAATCTATCTGTCAGACCCTATGGAACGCAAGACCATAATCGAGAAGCTATGAATATAATTGAACGAGAGCAGACCAAGTATAATCTATTACACAAGAAACCGAAGTACGGCGGGCGCACTGGACGCACCAAGATGTTCAGGAAGGCTGACGACAAATTCCATAAGGTTGTCAAAATTGCACTATCAGAGAGCGATACACTTCTTGATATAGGATGTGGGAAGGGTGCGTTTATTGACCTGTTCCACTCGATGTATCCAAAGATAAAGATTAAAGGCTGTGACATAGCGGAAGAAGTCAAGAGGACAAGGAAGGATTTAGACATCGATATATGTAGTGCGCACGACCTTCCATACGATGACAACACTTTTGATATAGTGTGCCACATGGACGGCATGGAGCACATACCATCAGAGATTGAGGACCAGGTACTCAGGGAAGGCGTGAGGGTATCCAAGGAGTGGATATATCACACCACGGCAATACACGAAGTCAAACACCACGACGATGAATATGAAGCTCTTGGATTGGGTGCGGTACATATAAACATGAAGACCGTCAAGGAGTGGAAGCGCAAGTTTATTGAATTGAGTGAGGCAGAGGACTTGGACTTTGTATCATTCCTGGGTGACGAATACTGGATACATGCGCTATTAAGGAAGAGGCCAAATGGATTATCTTGATTTCATAAAGGGCAAGCGGGTTATCTTTGTCGGTGCGTGTCCTAACATTAAGGGACTCGGTAAAGGTCCAGAAATAGATGATTATGATGTTGTCATAAAGACGAACGGCTCTATACTGCTACAGGATGACGAATACCACGCAGACTATGGGCGACGGTGTGACGTGCTTTACACCAACAATCAATTCCAGAGAGAGACAAGGCCTCTGCCTGTTGAAGCATGGAAGGCTAGAGGGTTAAAGCATCTGTGCATGAAGACAGTCAGCGAAGATGATAAGCGTAAGTATGACAGACATGTAGACGTGAGGACGTTCCGAAGGCTGATACACAACGTCAATATGACCATAGGCACTCCGTACATGGGGGTATATATCTATTCTGACATACTGAGGTTTGAACCTGCGGAGTTCTTTATTACAGGTGTTGACTTCTTCGCATCTAAAAAGCAAGTCTTTGAGCATGACAACTATGGTGAGTATATAAAAGGATACCTGCCTGACAACATACGACACCAGGGGAACAAGATAAACAAGGGCAAGACGAAAGACGGGCATCACTTCATGGATAACGCTAGGTTCATATATGGGCTATTCAATACGCATAAGAACTTTAAAACAGACCCGTTTATATATGAGCTACTTGATGACATCGTAAAGGGCAAGGTTCACCAATCATGATTGAACTGATCGGCGAGATAGGAATAAACCATAACGGCCATATCAGCACGGCTAAGAAGCTGATTGATATTGCATCTGTTGCCGGACTAGATTACGTCAAATTTCAAAAGAGATCACCAGATATATGCGTACCTGAATCACAGAAGTTCAAGCAGAAGTCCACGCCGTGGGGCGAGATGTCCTATATAGAGTACAAGCACAGGATTGAGTTCAACAACGGAGAGTATACAGAGATAGACATATACTGCAAGAGGCGCGGGATAAAGTGGTTTGCTAGTGTGTGGGATATGCCGTCTGCGGAGTTCATGACTCTTTATACGGACACCGTCAAGATACCATCTGCCAAGATAACAGATATCGAGCTGCTAAAGTTCTGTCGTGATCACTTTGAGATTCGTCACATGTCGACAGGTATGAGCGACCAGGCAGACATTGACAAAGCTATTGAGATATTAGAACCTCAATACATCTATCATACCAATTCAACGTATCCATCCCCTATAAACGAATTGAACCTCAATTATATCAGCTATCTCAGGGAGCACAATCCTGGAATAGCGATAGGATACAGCGGGCATGAGTTCGGGCTTACAACTACGTTTGCAGCAGCGGCGATGGGCGTTGATGCAATTGAGCGACATATCACGCTATCACATGATATGTGGGGTAGTGACCAGGCATCGAGTGTTGATCCTGTTGGGGTGTTCAAGCTGGCGCGTGGCGTGAGGGATATCGAGGCGGCCATGGGTTCCATGGAAGAACGCGCAATCTATGAATCAGAGAGGGCAAAGCTTGAGGCTCTACGATAAATTAGTAGTTGATATCGACGACACGATATTATTTACGACTCTGACAGATGGCGTCTACGCTGTTGACTCTGTCAATACCGAACTGATAAAGAACATAAACTATCAGTATGTGAACGGTGCGACAGTAATTATCCACACCGCACGGCACTGGGATAAATATAAATTAACACAAGAACAACTTGACAGATGTGGAGTACTATATAATAGTTTAGTTATGGGGAAACCTACAGCAGATTTATACATTGATGACAAGGGAGTGACGCCGGATGAGTTTTTGGAAAGATGACGTTGATGAGTTCTTTCATGACTTCGCGTCCACGGTTACACTGTATCCTGACCAGAGCGGAGAGACTGATATACAAGCCATATTCGACGAGGCACAGGAAGTAATTGACATGGATACTGGACAGGTGATAAACGCACGTCCTCGAATCGGCTGTAAGTCTACCGACATTGTTGGTGTTATCGAAGGTAACGAGGTCAAGATTGATGCGCATACTTATAAGGTCAGACAGATACTCGACGATGGAACAGGTATTACTATGCTTGTATTGAGTGAGAACTAACATGGCAGATACTAAACGACAAATTATAATGGACTCGCTGTTAACTACTCTTGGTAATATCACGATTGACAACGGGTATGTAACGAACGCCGGAAAGACTGTATTTGACTATAAAGAGACTCCTATAGAAGTATCAGACATGCCTTGTCTAAACGTGCGTGATGTATCTGATGAGGTTGATCCTACAGAGCTTTATATGTGGGACAGGTCGCTTGAGGTCACTATCACTGGTTACGCTCTTGGGCTTGTCAGAGATGCAAGGAAGATAGCCGGAGATGTGTATAAGGTATTATCGATTGATCCTAATTTCAACAAGTGCGTCTATGATGTTAACGTAGTAGGCGACACGATGAGCGTAGAACACAACGAGAACATAATCGCAGAAGTTACAATCACAATCAACTTGCTTTATAGAACGGGCGCATACGACCCGTACACCACAATAAATGATTAGGAGGTGTCATAATGGCACTTAGCGACCCAAAAGGACAATTTGGAATCCATAGTCTGTGTATGTACAACAGAACTACAGGTGTTCCGATGGCGTACCTTCGGGTGATCGGGGAATCGTCCGTCAACTTTGAAGCTGAATTTACAGACTTAGAGGGCGGGAGTCAGATGTATCCCTGGGACACTGAAGTCTCAAAAATAGGAAGTGAGATATCACTCACGGCAAGAGAGTATGACGCAGACCTCATGGATATACTTCTTGGCGGTGAGCTTACCGAGAACGCAGCAGAGACAACCGGAGCAACCGAAGGACTGGCGAACGTTAAGGGAACTTCTGTATATGATTCTGATACGGGCCTTGACAGTGTTGATGTTACTACCGGAGACTCCGGCGATCTTAAAGAAGGGAAGTATGTAATCAAGGCCACGGCGGCACAGGCGGCGACTGTATACTGTATGTCCGATGTTGACTTTAAGCATGGCACAGACGCGGTCTACACAGACAGTTCACTTGCAATTGGAACTATCGACCTGTCAGGCGGTGACGCCGTATTGGCTGACTTCGGGCTGACGTTTGATACTGGATCGGGTACGGTTGCGTTTGTAATTAACGATACGGCTGAGTTCTTTGTCCGCAAGCCTAACGATTCAAGCGTTGAGCTTCTATTCGGCCAGAGTGGCGCGGAGTTCTCAGAGGTCGGGATTATACTTGCAGGACAAAAACAGTCCGACGGTACAATCACATACCTTGAGCTTTACAAGTGCAAGGCTGCCGGTTTTCCTATGTCATTTCAGGAGAAGGCATGGGCAGAGTATCAAGTCACTATCAAGGCTCTCTATGATAGTGCAAAAGATGCAATAGGGAAGTGGAGACGAACAATAGCAGCGTAAAAAATAGAGTCGGGGAGGTAACACCTCCCCGATACTCACACGGAGGCCACATGACTTACATAAACATAGCAGGCAAGAAGCGTAAGGTTGTAGCGACAGTCGGAGCAGTACGGGCAATATTAAAGAAGTATGATACAACGAATATAGAGGATTGGGACTCGGACAAGTCTCTTGATTTTGCAGTCGATATTATGTGGAAGTTCCTGGCATCAAGGTGGTTCGGGCTTAAGTTGTATTTATGGCGCGGTCGGTTCGCGCGTAAACTTGACGTGGTCGAGATGAGGAATGCACAGGCAATACTCATGAATCTGCTTTATGGATTAGACGACGATGGAGAGGATAAGGAATCGGAAAACTCGGAGGAGAGTCAAGCGGTGTAAGCCTAGAGGAATATTTCAACGGGATATTTTATGTCCTTATTCGTCACATGAGCATGAGCGTACAAGAGGCAAACGCAGTTGACATGATAGACGCGAAGATGCTGCTGAAGAAGTTTAACGATGAGCGAATAGGCGACGACATATGGCAAGTTCAGACGCAAGGTATTGATCCGATGAAGATTCCAAAGTTTGCGGCACACATACGCAAGAATGAGAAGAAGAATAAGCCGGCGAGGATTCCAACAGAGGATGCAGAGATTTACCACAATGTTTTCGATACAGCACTTAAAGGTATAAAGCATGGGTAAGACAGTAATACAAGTAATACTTGATATGTCTAACGCTGCCTACTTAAAGGCGGTAAAGGCTGCACAGCGAGCCAATGAGAGATTTGGGAAAAAGAGCAAGATGACCTTCAGTCAGATGAAGTCAAGGATGCTTGGTGTTGCCGCGGCTGTTGGTGGTATCGCTCTTGCCTTTAAGAAGTTGATGGACATTACTCACAAGCAAATGAAGGCCGAAGTCCAACTCAATGCAGCACTGAAATCAACTCAACATGTAGCTGGACTTACATTCGACGAACTAAAGAATATGGCCATAGGTTTGCAACGCGTCACAGCGTTTGGCGATGAAGTCACGATGCAGGGACAAGCACTTCTTCTTACATTTACAAAGATAGGCCGAGACGTATTCCCACAAGCAACAGAGACCATGTTGAATATGGCTACGGCTATGGGTACGGACTTGAGAACACAGGCAATAATGCTTGGCAAAGCTCTCAATGATCCCATACAGGGGCTGTCTGCATTACGTCGTGTCGGTGTTCAACTATCACAACAACAGGAAGAGCAAGTGCGTAGGTTCATGGCACTTGGGCAAATAGCAAAAGCACAGAAAGTAATATTGGGAGAGCTTGAAACGCAGTTCGGTGGATTAGCGCGGGCCATGGGTGATACCGCGTGGGGTTCGATGCAGAGGCTTGGTAATGCCACAGGCGATTTAGTAGAGACATTCGGGAACGAACTACAGCCAATACTAAAAGAGATAGCCGATAGCGCGATAGAGAGCGCGCATGGAATGGATGAGATGGCGCGGAGTGCTGGACGTGCAACGGCGGGATGGTTGGAGTTGTTTAATGCCGATGTTGCTAGCGCCATAGTTGATACGACTCTAAAGTTCGGTTCATTCGTATCGTTAATAGGTCCGGCGTATAAGCTATTTGAGAAGCTCGGCAATATATTTCATGACAACGCAGAGGAAACAAGGGCGGTAAATAGGGAGTGGCAAGCTGCACAGGCTTCAGGTGAGGGGATCGCCGGATCACTTTTTGATGTAGCTGCTAATGCTGAAGCTGGTATTGAGGTGCTAATAAGGTACAGGGCAGAGCTTGAAGCGATTGGTAATTCCTACCGTAACTTATCAGAGGTCGGCACTACTTTCAATAATATGTTGATAGATACCTTGACGACTACAGGAACTCCACGTGGCGGAGGGCGTAGGCGTAGACCGCCGCCCCCTATAGTCAGAGGCGGTGGCGGTGGTGATAGGCCTGTAATTGATCCTAATGCCGCGTTCATGCAAGAGTACCAGGAGAAAAAAAAGATACTATTGGGATTCCATGAGTACAAGTTATCGCTAGAAGAGTTCTCAAGAATGAAGAGGCGTGAACAGGAAGGGCAAGACCGGCAGTCATATGAGCAACTAATCAGATTTAAGATGGGCATGGACACACAGGCTTTTGAGGCTGCTAAGATGTTCGCCAATATGGGCGCGGCTCTCATGGCATCAAAGAACAAGAAGATATTCCGAGTAGGTCAGGCACTCGCTATAGCAAACGCTACAATATCAGCGAGTGAGGCCGTCATGAAGGGCTTCTCATACGGGCCTTTTATCGGTGTACCATACGCGGCTCTAGTTGGAACTGCCTTAGCGATGAACCTTGCCAGGATCACAAGTCAGAAACCGCCAGAGATGGCTACGGGAACATGGCAAGTGCCGAGAGATATGAACGCCAACATACACAAGGGCGAGCAAATTATACCGAAACCAATAGCGGACTCTATACGATCCGGTCAAGCCACTCTTGGCGGTGGCGGTGCAAGTCAACAGCCTATCATAGTTCAGGTAGATGGACAAACGCTGTTCGAGATAAACGAGAAGCGCAGAACCGACCAGGCCAATATGATGGGCGCAAGTAATTACTCACAGAGGTCAATATATGCTTGAATACTCCAATGATCATACAATTAAATTTGAACATACTCCGGTAATAAATAAAATAGCGTTCGCTGTTAATTCAGTCGGACCAGACGCCGGTACTTTAATAGCCGAGTTCGACTACACCGACACGGACGCTAATACTATTTACGTGTCAGATACTACCGGCGCAGACGTGAACGCGGGGACAGAGGCTTTACCAAAGAAAACCATAGCAGCAGCTATAACAGCCACGACAAGCACGAAGACGAGAGTGATAGTATTGGATAGTGTGAACTATGCCGAAGATATAAGCGGTAGCACATACACCAACTTTCAAGGACTGTATGCTGATGTCGGCGAGACTCCGAAGTTACAACACAGAGTGTTAGACTTTACGCCAGCCGATGCAAACAGTATCTTCGTAGATAAAACCGGTAACGATACAACGGGGGACGGCAGTAGTGCAAGTCCGTTCTTGACGGTTAAACACGCAGGTAGTCAGACAGACGGCACACACCAAGCGGTGGTGATACAGGACAGTGGCACATATACTGAGGATGGATATGAATTTGATGGCAACTTTAAAGGAATATATGCAGCCGACGGATACGCTCCGACGTTGTCATTTGATATAAATTATGATTACTTTTCGACCAGCACACTATCGGCAGATTCATCGATTAGAACATTTATACCAGATATAGCCTGTTGTGCGGTTGGTGCGTATGCTATGACATTATTCCTTGACCAGGATGATAGTAATAAGCTGAAATATTACATATATAACGAGAGCCTAGTACAAGTAGCAGCAGCAAGGGAAATATCTGCAAGTACGTGTAGCCATATATCATGCTGCACTCTATCAAGTGGTGCTGTTTTTATAGCATACTTCAATGGGACAAATGGTACATACAAGGTAATCGAGGCAATTGGGAATACTGTAATAGTTGCGGAGACTACATTTAATTCAGGTGCAACTGCGGTTACATCATGTTGTGATATTGGGGATGATGTTTTTATATCATATTCTGCGGGGAGTACATCAGTTTTATATACTACATTAAGCAAAACATCATGGGGCGTAGTCAAGGCAGAGACTACACTGGATACTATATCTGATAATGTAACATCTAACACATGTACTATATTGCAGAATGGTAACGCATGGACTTATTATGCCGGAATTGCAACGAATGGATATTGGCTAGAATTAAATTTGTCTACGTGGGCGACTGTTGACTCTGGCAATGATAGCACTGAATATTATGCAGCGGACTGTTGTACTCTACCGGATGGAAGAATACTATTTGTGTCAACAGCATTGGCCCAATTCTTCTGGGTGATAGCAGAAACTAATGATATTTATGGAACAACTCACTCAGTATCGTCTATAGCAGCTACAACCACAGGTACGCCAGGCGCGGGAACGTGTGTTTTTGCATCTGGGAATATATATGGTGCATATACTCCGTATATAAGTGGGGTTCAAAATAATGGAAGACATATAGCATGGAAGCCGTCGTTATATCACATAGCAAATACCGGCGGGGCAAAGATGAACGGGGTGCATATTACTTCATCATATAACTATTGGATTGAGTATTTATTCCAAGGGGCTGGCGCAATTGATGTTAAGTGGTGCGGGTTACATGATTTAAAATCTGATACAACAAATGTAGAATGTGAGGCTATATCAACTACTGGGGACTTGGTTGTTCAATATACTGAAATATATGACAACGATGCAGGTATTGACGTTACTACCACTACAGCGGTTATATCAGACTCATCACTATATAGAAATAGTTCAGGATATGCTATCGACATAACCGGCGCGGCGTCATCTTCCGGTGATATAACGATTGAGCACTGCACAATATTCGATAACTATGGCGGTGTTTTACTCACTGGCAACAACGGAACGAACGAGATAATAAAGAATTGCATCTTCCATGACTCTGACAACTACGCGATAGACGCGGCTACCACTATCACTCTCACATACTCCGTGTATACGGATGCACTTGACGGTGTGACGGTTGGCTCGTTTGTCGTTCAGGCTAATCCGCTATTTCTAAACGAGGGTTACACCGCACCGGCAAGCACCGACCTGAATGTCAAGGTCGCTCTACTTGGCTATCCTGCTGACTCGCCTGCTAAAGACCTTGCAGACGACACAAGGAACGCGGGCGCACTGAACGTAAAGTACATAGGAACGTCCACAGACTGGACAGCAATAACAGTATCAAAGCCGAATCAGATAACAGCCGACAAGTCCTACTCAGGCGCGGCCAACACACAGAGGCGGGACGGTTCATACTCATCTTACAAAGACGGACAGAGTGAAATAGTTGTATTGACGTGGGGTGGTATAACTAACGCAGACTACACACTGATTGAGACTATGTGGAAGTCTGACGAGATGGACGTTCGTATCTATCCCGATCCGGTAACGAGTCCAGACAGTTACTCGACATATACGTTATTGCGTGAGGGATTGAGTGACGGGACTCCATACTGGCAACTATCGAGAACAGGACGTAGCAACGTGACAATGAAGTTTGCGCGGAGTGTATAGATGTCAATCGTACTGACAATAGACAGCAACACGATTGAGGACTCTGACATAAAGAACTATCCTACCTCAAAAAGCAGGGTGGTGTCAGGGCGTAACTTAATTGGTTCAGAGGCCAACATAGTACTAGATAATACCGATGGTACTTATTCAGACACAAGTACGTCTTCGATATTCTACGCGTCAAACTGGTTGGATAAGGCTGTCACAATATACGACGATGTACAAGAAATATACACATGGACAGGCAGGATCAAGAACATCACGGTCAAGGACAGCAACCGGACTGTAGTAGTTAAGACAGTCAACTATATCAGAGAGCTGTCAGACGTGACGTGTGTATACACAACGACCGGAGTGACACCATCAGCGGCGGTGTACTACATATTGAATACTGTTGTTGGAATATCAACGGCCTTCCTTAATCTTCCATCGTTCACTGACGCCGCGAACACACAGACCGGCGCAAGCGCAACACTCAATATAACCTTTGCATCTAAAGATAATAAGAAGTGCATGTCTGTTGTCAACGAATTGCTACGGCTTTCACAGTGCCACATATACACGGTTGACAATATCATCTACATAGAACAGTGGGCAGAGTGGGACGGGCAACTCGGATACGTAGTTGACGGTGACAAATACTTGTCAGCTACTCTTGAGACTGAATACGAAGAGCAAGTATACAACGCCTATTCGATAGCCTATAACAACGCTGGAACGGCTGCATACGCCACAGGAACAGTGGGCGGGACTGATGGTGATAAGGTATTCGGAGTGCCTGACGAATCACCAGGAACAACATCGGCATCGTTTAGAATTATATACGCCAATTCAACGGGCGCGGCATGGGCCGGAGCACTCGCCAACACAAGATATGCCAATCCCGTCAAGCTGTTTAAGTGCCAACTTGATTATAACATGTCCTATCTACTCCCGATGGATCAGATTGATTTATATTTCTCGGACTACATACGTGAGCCTGTACGAATAACAGACCTAACGAACGATCCAAACCGTAGAAAAATCAGCGTGTCAGGATATTTTCTCAATCTTCCGGTCAACGTACAGACCAGGGATATAGAACCGCCCGCGAAGGTTGATTTAGTCCAAGCACTACCAATGACGAATGGCGTGTTTTTGAAGTGGTCGAAGAGCGTTGAGACCGATCATCTTGGTTACAGTATATACTTTACCGCGGGAGAGCCTGGGAACTGGCGTCAAGAGTTATCGAACTATGGACAGTCGCCTGTCGAGATAAAGAATCCTTCAACAACACCAGACGGTTATGCATATGTCACAATCTATGGATTGAATCCTGGGACAAGATATTACTTCAAAGTCACATCGTTCGATACCTCATACAACGAGAGCGCAGATTCAGGCGAGTTATCTGCAATACCGTTCAGCGGTGCGGATAATCTTTACATGCTTGCCGGTACTGTATACGGTGGGCTTACTCTTGATAATAATAACGCATTAGGCGGGACGATTATATCAGGGTACACAACGTATGGAGACGGTGTATATGGTACGGTTACATACCAACCGTGTGCGTTCTATCAGTCGCCTACTCTAGCGAGTCCTACAACCTTCGGCGAGTGGTCGTTTAGAGGTACAGGCGATACTAACGATATACAATACCAATACAGAACCAGCACAGACAACGTAACGTGGACAGCGTGGTCAACCGCTGCGGATGCAATAGGAACAACAAAAATTACACTTACTAAAAAATATATAGAGTATCGATATATATTTAACTCCACAGGTTGGAATGACACCGATACAATCTACACAATAGGGTTAACATAATGGCTGACGCGTGGGTAAACTTAGCAACTAAATCAACGAGTGATACGGTGGCGGCTGCCGATCCTAATACTTTAATGGAGAACATCAGAGTAGTGGGTGGAAACGGAACTTCAGCGCCATCGTCAGATATTGAGACTCTATCTACCGCGAACAACTACATCATCAACGGAGCAATGCAGGTTGCACAGGAGCAGACGACTGTCAATTTGACGGGGACACAAGATGATTATGTTTGTGATAATTTCAAATTTTCTCAATTATTATCTGCTGGTGAATGTACTGTATCACAATCCACAGAAGCGCCTGACGGGTTTTATTATTCATCTAAAGTCGATATTACACAGATAGACGCATCTATCGCTATCGGAGAGTTTGCACATTTCACGGCCTTCGTGGAGGGTTTTAATTATGCTTCCATTAAGGACAAAGAGGTCACGCGAGGATTCTGGGTACGATCAGCAAAGACTGGTACTTTTTGCGTCTCGGTCATGAACAACGGATCAGACAGGAGTTATGTCAGTGATATAACAATATCTGTAGCGGATACATGGGAATATAAAACCGTAACAATAACCTTAGATCAAACAGTCGGGACAGAGGATTACACAACAGGAATAGGCATACAATTATTATTTACTCTTGCGTGTGGTTCTACATTCCAGACAACAGCGGATGCATGGCAGACTGGTGAATTTTACGCTTCAGCCAATCAGGACAACTGGTTTGACCATGTTGACAATGATTTCTACATCACCGGAGCACAGTTGAACCTCGGCAGTACAGCACTACCGTTTCAGCATGAGGATATCGCAACTGTTCTGGCGAAGTGTCAGAGGTATTATGAAATAACAACTTTTGACATTTTATCACCAGTTAACGCTTTGAATGATGTTATTGGTGGCTGGTGTTTTTACGTTGTTACTAAGAGAACGGATGTTGCGCCAGCATTTTCTGCTCATAGCGGTACTGCCGTTGGGGTTGCGCAAAATGTTATTCATAATATTTACGGTTGCCAAGTATACTATTTTGCGACTGGAGCTAACGTAGCAGCAGAGGGAAGGGACACTGTAACCACAGACGCCAGATTCTAAAAGGAGAAATAAAATGAAATACGATTATTACATAACAATAGACACAGACAACAATGTCACTGACTCTTTCACCACAGGGTTTCACCCTCCAGAAGTTGGGGACATTTGTGTGAAAGAAAACCAGTCAGAGAGATGTTGGTCATTAAATTTGATAGATCAAGCAACGCGACAGTATCGGTTAGTCAGGGACGAATCAGATCAAAGAGGGTACAGAGAGAAAACAGAAGAAGAAATAATGATACCTGGAGTTGTCGCAGAGATTGAACAGAATCAGAAGTTAAGTAATATCAGAGGCTATCAAATATTTCTATTCAAGGCACTATCACAGCTTATAACGAAATTATTAGCTGACGGTGTAGTTTCAGCAAACGACTTTGACGCAGACACAAGGGCGGAGTATATTGCAATCAAAGCACTTATAGATTCACTCGATTAAATTTAACGTACAGGACAAAGGCACATGACATGCAAGACCTTAGCACGAACCAGATCATTACTATTGTTAGCGGAGCTTTTACTGTACTCGTCGGGATTATTGTTGCTAATATCAGGGCTAATATGACTGGAGTCAAGACAAGCATTGACTTGCTATTCAGGGAGCACAACAAGACACAATCACAATTAGATAAACTTCAGGGTGAGCACAATGCAACCTGTCGACGAGTGGATTGATGTCTATATCGATGTCCGTGATAAGTTCTGTGGGCGATGCGATGCGAAGTGTACGCCAGAACGTAGATTGTATTGTGTCGAGCAGTTCCTGTATATTACTGAGATGTGGGAGTTGAGCAATGATAATAACTGACGCTGATACTATAGTCAAGATAAAAGAATTGTACAATATGAACGGTGGCGAGTGGGAACATGTCAACCTGTTCGGAATTGGCAACGATGAAGGCGACAATAACTGGAATGACGTTCTTGGCATGGTAACAGATGACTGTCTGATTCTATCGCAAGGCACAACGAAGCCGGGGACTCCGGCAACACTCAAGCATAAGGTTGGTGCTGATCACCTTGCACCAGGATTCTACAAGCACAAGTGGGCGTTGGGATGGCATGGGGCGAAAGGTAAGTATTACCGACACAAAGCCTTTATCCAGGGACACCGCAAGATTGACACGGTGAGAGACACCAACCGCAACGGGCAGATTGATCCAAGTGATTTAATTGTGAACGATGCAGAGTGGTGGGGAATCAACATACATACGGTGGTTGGCAATCCTGACCACGTTGGGAATTGGTCGTGGGGATGCCAGGTGATAGCACATAGCCCGACGTTCAAAGAGATGGTCAAGCAAGCAGAGAAGGCCGACCAGTCACTTTTTAGTTATCTGCTCATGCCGTTGAAATCAGAGAATAAATTTCTATACAAGATGGGGATATAATCATGGCATCAAAATTTAAACTCGCAATCGAGAGCATCATGGCAATACTGTCAAGCTCTAAGAAATTCTGGAGAGCAGTCATTCTGATATTTGTATTGGGCCTGACATCGGCATCAATCTTCGGACTGTATCTATTAGTCAAGGAGTTGATGAAGTGAGATATATAATAATAGTTCTATCACTCTTTATAATTTCATGCCAGACATCTCCCAACCGAGAGGACTATCCATGTCCTGAGTGCTACATGGCAGCCGACCTTGTTTTCCGTATGCAGGAAGCACCGGACAAGAGTTCAATTGTGTCAGCCATAACAGCTTGCACGGATGCGATGAAAGAGAAACGTTATCTTGACAGAATGAAATATTGCACAAAGTCAACACCTGATGGAATGACCAACCGCGAGTGTATGGCGATATTGAATCAAAAGTAAGCCATCTTAATATGCAACCTCCAGAAAGTTTATTAAATCCTGCTGCCCGGTGGGGTTCTTTTTTTTGCTTGCAATTATTCAGGAAGTTTGTAAATTATAGATAGTATCGGAGAGTGGCGGAATTGGTAGACGCAATCTTATGATATGCTGCACTATGGCCTGTGCCGTAGGAACTCAGTTACAGGTTTGAGTCCTGTCTCTCCGATGCATTTACTCCGTAGTCAGAAAATCCCGTGATCATTCGCGGGGTTTTCTTTATGCACTACACATCCAAGTAGTTATTAACGTCCCACCAGATCGTCACAGGAGCACACAGTGGGCGTCTGTGAGATATCCTGCACATTGACAGCACCGTCAACAAAAAACGTAACTTTTTCTATAAATATGTAAAAAAGTAGTTGACGTTATCTATATATATAGTTATATTATATATAGAAATTAAGAAAGGGGAAACAAAATGAAAAATGACAAAATAGAATCGCTGGAATTGATCTTGAAAAATAAAAACTGTGACGGTATCCAATGCGCGTTCTGTCCATTTGATCCTACTGACTGTGGAATGGGAATGATGGATCACGCTAACATATCCAGAGCAGACGGAGCAAAAAAACTATACGAGAACGCGGTGAATCTGAAAAAACACATGGATAGATATAAATAAAATAGCATAGTCACTCTGAAGA